CTTTCATTGAGCACTTCTTTATGTACTTGAGGAATGAAATCAATATCAGCAATTAAAGATTTTTCAAAAGAATATGAAACTGTTGCACTTGTTCCTTCTAAAAATCTTAAAGGAGAACGAACTAATTCATAAGTGTCTTCATCGTAAATGTAATCTAGGTCTTTTACATACGATTTTTTATATAAATAAGAAGCTACAGGAGGAAAATCTCCAGTACCATCATTTTTTTGAGCGCCATACACATAAACAGTTCCCGTAGCATAATCTACGGCATACTCACCTATTGCTTTTGGTAATCCTTCTAATTTAAAAGTAATTTCTTTTTGGAAAGCAGGATGGTTAGAAGAGAATGGAGGATTGGATTGAGGGTCTAAAAATTCTACGCCTCCATATTCTGCAACGTTTCCAGCCTGATCTATAATTGGATAATTTGGCAAAGAAAATTTATTTAAAATAGGAGGAACAACTTCTCTGATAATTTCAGAAGTAGTAAATACATCTATAGTGTCTTCGCTAATTATTCGACCAAGATCTTTGTATTCATATGAGACATAAATATAGTCGCCAGAAACTGGAGGAATAAAACTAGGGTCTTCTAAAACTAATGGAGATAATAAAATCTCATTGCTTTCTAAAGATAAATTTGAAGAGGCTAGCTCTGGATCATATCTGTTATCTAGCATTTGATAACCCAAAGAACTAAGATCGTAATTATAAGTATAATTATTTGAATATTGTATTTTAATTAAATTTATCTTAGTAATTAAATTATTTTTTAGTTTTAAAGATAATTTTTTAAAAGTAGATATTCCTGTTCCCGCAGATAATTTTTCTGCTTTTACTATTTTTCTTTGAAGAGTAATTGGACCTGCCGGAAACTCTTCAAAGCTAATGCTATCAGAAGTTAATGTTCCTGATAAATTTTTAGAAACTTTTATAACCTCATACGCTCCGCCCTCTAATAAATAATCAACAGGACCAGCTCCTCTGGTTTTTCTTTCATTAAAAATTGTTCTGCTTAAATAATTATCATTTTTTAATTGACGAATATCATTAAATACTTTAAAAAGCATTGTTGAATTTGCATTAACAATGTCTCTAACAATCGTTCCATAATCTAAATTATACGGGTCTCCTTTTAAAGACTCTATCAAATAATCTTTAAAATCATTCTCTGATTGCTCCGCTCCTAGAATTAAAAATAAATTATTTCTTCCATCTTCTCCAAGAACAACGCCATTTAAAGATTTAAATAAAGTTAAATCTGAAGATAGAAATTTAATAAAATAAGGATAATGAGGAAATAAGGGTCTTGTTGTGATAATTAATTTATTTTTTACAACTTTAACTTGTAAAACATCCGGACTAACAACATTGACTACATTTGATGTTATTTCAACATTAGAAGTATTGATTAACGGATCTAAATCTGCATTAAATTCCGCTTCAATTTTAGTGCTATTTAAAACATTAACTTTTGTAGCTCTTAAAGTTGCCATAATTATCGTTCTTCTATAACTATTGAAATATTATTTGCGACAGTATATTGGTTTTTTTGTGGAACAATGCTTAGCACCGAACCATTGCTGCCAGTTTTATTAAAATAAATAATTCTAGCTCTATCTACGCCGTTTACAGTATATGCCGAATTAATCAGATCAGAAGAATCAATTATCTGAGCCAAAGCATCAGCGTTAACTATTGCTGTAATAGCATCTTGTACATTTTGTCTAACTATTCCTGGAGAATTTTTAAATTCCTCAGTTGGAACAACGTAAACAGTAACATCTATTAATAGAATTTCAGCTTCTTTAACCAATACATCTGCGGTAATTGGTCTTGCATCTTCTACAATTAAAGTTGTATCAGAAATTAATTTATTATAATTTGAAGTAATTGTAATTCTCTCATTGGTTTTCGGAGAAGTATAATCATAATAAGTTTTATATCTAGATTTAATTAACGGTTGATTAAAGTTATTTATAGACAAAGTTGCCGCAGCAGAAGACGTACTATTGAATCCGCTAGAAATTGCAATCGTATCTACATAAACAAATCTTTTTTGAGTATATTGAATTCCCGACTTAGTAAAATATACATTTTCAGAATCATCAGTATAAACAATATAAAAAGAAACTCGAACCCGGTCTCCAATTGCTAAGGGCTCTGCAAGATTGTCTACAGTTCTAGGCAATGAAATTTGAAAATTGTTTAAAGAACTATCTTGAACTGATTCATCTTTAACTAAAGAGTTATCTTTTAATAAATAACCTAAAACATCATACTCTTTAAGAACAGATAATACATTTAAAGATCCATCTGCGCTAACTTTTTGAAATTTTACTAATCTTCCTATTTTAGCGTTAGAAGGCAAAGAATCTTTAGAAGAAAGACCTAGAAAGCTTCTTATTGCAGATGATAAATCATGAGTCAATCCATTGCTGCTAGAAGTAAATACAATGTCAGCTGCCTTTATAATAGTTGTTCCAGCACAAGTAATAACTCCAGGAACTACAGAGCCCGTAATACTCAAAGCTAAGTTTGAAGGCGCTCTTCTTAAATTCTGCACGATGCTAGAACCGGAGAATAAATTAGATGCTGGCTGATTTCCTATTGAAGTTAAAGTATTAGTATTAAAAGAATTTACATTTCTAATCGCTGGCAAAGATGACAAAGTAGTGCTTGGAAGAATAGAACTTACATTTGCAATATAAGTACATTCTACAATTGCACCAGAAGTAGCATTGACAGAAGGAATAATTGTTATCTCGTCATCGTTAAAAGAACCAGTGTCACCATAAACATCTGTAGCATTATAAACTATGGTAACAGCATCGCCAAATTGAGCAACAGTATCTCCTGGCAAATAAGCGATAAAAGAACTAATAGATCCGTCATTATCTTGAGTATTCCAAAGCTCAGCACCGTCTGAGGTTCTTCTTACCGAAACAACATTGCTTATTATATTAGAGGCAATTATCGATAGCCTACCAGATGAAAAAGTTACTGTAGAATTTTCTTCAGAAAATACATCTACTTTAACTACAGAAGATACGGGATGAGATAAATTTAATGATAAATAACTTCCATTTGAAACTAAAACATTTCTTTCTCTTTTAACTAAATTAGAATACCCCCAGTCAACGCTATCAGTAACAACTCTGGAATTAAAAGAGTATTTTTTATTATCAAAATCAAAATATGGATCATATTCATAAATCCAGGTATAATCTACTTGCAAAATATCACTAGTGGAAGGCAATGATTTGCCTGAAATTTTAATTCTTCCAGTTGTATTAATAGTATCAGTGCCATCTACATTTTGGCTTGAAATAACATATCTTTCACCAGTAGAAACATTGAAAACTCTAGTTACAGTGGTAGCAGGTTTATGCGCTAATTGAATTATGGAACGATCAGACGAAGAAACTTTACTATTTTCATTTGTAATAATAATGTTTTGTGTAATTTTTTTAATTTCTAAAACATCAGTATATACTAATGGATCTTGACCGTTAAAACTTACTTTAGTTTTATCTTCTTGCAAATCAGATATTTGATTAGATATCCATCTTAATCTATCAAAACCCCAAGGAGATCCAGAATATCCGCCAGTATCTTTAATTAACTCATAATTACCAGATACTCTTCCAAAGTTATCTACGGACTTGGCTTTGAAATTTGGTCCGCTAGAAGAGCCTACCACTGAAACTATATTAAATATTGGCTGAGTTGGCAGCGTCGATACTGCTAAATTGTCAATTCTTTTTCTTGTGATGGTTTTATTTTCATCGCCGGCAATTTGACCCAAAACAAAATCATTAGCTATATTAGTAGCGTCTCCAGTGTTGCTTTTATCTCTATAAATATAAGAGTCCACTGTTTCTTGTAATCTGGTTCCATAAACTATTACATCTACTTTCCCACCAGTGCCATCAGAAATGATTGTTCTAGTGCCATCTTCTGCAATAGAAACTTGCGTACCATCTCTTGTCATTAAAGAATCACCAGGAGGGATAACTATAGAATCAATAACTGAAGGATCTGATTTAACGGCATTTTCATATCCTAAAGCTGTTCCAGTATTACTTCCACTGAAAATAGCTAAAATTCTATTTTTAAATACGCTATCAGTTTCTGCTGGGCGACCTCCTCCGGCAGGATAAACGTTAGTTACATGAGTGATTCCTGGAATGTTGGTAGAATTTAAATTGTACTTAGAAATGTTTCCCTGGTCTCCTGGTGCAGTTGCTTCTACTATGACCTCGATAGCATACTGCTCAGTAAATCCTAAAAAGTCTAAGTCTCCCCTATATTTTGCTGCAGTGCTTTTATATTGACTCTCTAATGTTGGAGAAATTAGAATATCATTTAAAACGGCAAAAGAAGATCCGTTCTTAGCATAAATTAGATCTCCTTTATTAATTGGCAAATCCGCTTCTATGCTATTAAAAAGCAACAAGGCTGGAACTGTAGACTTAGCTCCTCGTCGGCGAACAGCTCCAATATTTTGAGCCCAATTATCTAAATCAGATCCAAAAGATTGACGCAAAGATTGCAAATTAGAAACATTATTTATTTCGTCATAAAGACGAGATATTTGATCGGAAGGACCGTCAATTAAAATATCTCTAGTTACAGAGCCTGGCTTAGTATCTAGTTGAGGCTGTACCGTTCTGTAAAAATCCAGATAACTTCTAATAATTTCACTGGATGTGCGTATTCTAGCCATTCAATCACCTTAAATTAATATGACAAACTTCAATAAATCTATATCTATATATAAATATTATTAATTAAAAATAGTATAATGACTAAATTATAGTCATAATCCAGTGGAATTTATTTCAAAACTAGCATCTACTCTAGAAAAAGCCTTATTTACTACAGAAACATAAATTAAAAAATATCTAGGATCAGAGGGCAATCTATTAATTTGTATATTTCCTATTGCTGCAATTGATTCCTGAGGTGACATATATTGAAATCTTTGTTGTATTTTTTGCAGTTCTATCAAAGATTGAATTGAATCTTTCAATTGAGAAGATGCATAAGTATTCATAAAATCTTCAGGAAACGCAGAGCCAATCAAAGAATTAGAAACTAGGCATCCGTAAAATGGATATTTTCTTTTAAAGCCTCGTTGAGTAGTACATATTTTTAATATATCTTGGACCAATTTATCAGTATTCTCAACTTTCTTCAAGTCTCCTGTACTATCAACAACTAAATCTCCATTTAAAATTTTAAGATCAAAACTCATACTACTCTACCTTAAAATTAATAGATACTTACCCGCCCGCATCTTTAGAAGATTTAATTTCTAAACATTCTTCATAATATTTGTCAGCAAAATCTAGCATAAAATAAACTCTTGACTCTAGTTCTTTTAGAGATTTGAGAACTTCCGCAGAAGTTCCAGAAGTATTTTTTCTATTCGTTACTGCTGAGACTTTTTCATAAGAAGGATTATAGGCAATCATTCTAGCAATGGCTTCATCATCAATTAAATATAAAAGATTTTCTAAGCTCATAGACCATAGCCCGTAATAAAAAGATAATACATCAATTAATCCTAACCCTGATACTTCTCCTTTAATGACCTCTATAGTTCTTAATGCCTGAAATCCTTTTTTTGCCAGTTCATTGACATCAGAATTTAATTGAGCAAGTGATTTATCATAATTTTTTACATTTTCAGAACCGTCCTGCCTTACAAATGGAGAAGCAGAAATGCCTGCAGTTGGTTTTTTTACAGCCTCAGTTTCGGCTGATATTTTTTGCAATTTTAATTCTTTAATAGCGGAATCAATTTTTAATTGTATGCCTAAAAAATTTTCTGATAATTTCCACCCATAAGCAACACCCGGTCCAGATGCTCCAGGAACTGGAACCCAACTGATGATGCTATTAACCCAATCTAAATTTCTTTGAGATTGAATTAATCTTATTACTAAAGCCTTGATAGTTTTTGTTATTTTTAAAGTTTCACTGTATTGAACATTAGAAACTCCCAATAGTTTATCTTTTGTAAAGTTTTTTAAATCTTCTTGAATTTTAGCTTCTTCTAACAATCCACTCACGGTAATTACCAATGTTTGATAATCTATACTGGTTGTAGTAGTATTCTCTTTATCTGTAAAGATATTTTCAACAAATTTTAAAAAACCCTCATTTAAATCAGGGTCCTCTAATCTTTGTTCGATAATGTCTTGAATCACTGGAGTTTTTAAAAACACTCCTTTTTCAATTTCAGTTTCGTCTTTATTTTTTAAAAATGGAACGCAAATAATATTTTCTTGAGGGTCTACTGTTAATGCGATTCTAGGGTCTACAATAAATGGTTTAATTGGATGAAAAACGCTTTTATATTTTGCTATATATTGGCTTATCTCTGACTCTTTATCTATATTATTTAAAGTAAATAAAGACAATTCCCTTGAATCAACTTCAATTTTTTGCTCATCTTTTTTTAAATGATCTGATGAGTCTGGATTTGTTACGGCAAATGGAAAAGAATATCTTGATAAAAGAGAGTAAACTAATGTTTCTAATTCATCAATAGACGTACTAAACAAAAGCTGAAAGTCTGAAAAAAATTTTTCTCTTTGGTAAATAAAATTTACTAACTCAGTATTCTCATAATATGAGGTATTTATTTTAATTTTATTTTTATTTGTTGGAGAGCTAGGAGAAAATCCTGGACTATAATACCCATTATTAGGGCTTACCACAGGCATTCCCACCATCCTATAAAAAGCATGAGCCCTGCTTTCATAAGGAGTAATAAGTGAAGTAATTTTTTGACTAGCTAACCCTTTGCTTGTTTCATCTTTATAATTCGCAACACTTAACTGAGGTCTAGATTTAGACCTAATAGCATCAATACCGGAAAGATATTTTTTATACAAACTATCGATGTCTGAATCAATTTGACTTAAATTATCATTAGTTTTATTAGGGGCTTGTTTAGATATTTCTGAAGCCATTTATCACTCCACATCGGTTTCGTCACGGCGTACAGGAGTACGAGCAACATCAAAGACATTATCAACTGGGATATTAGCAACATCAGCGGCAGAGATAAATGTATATTGTTTAATATTTTCAGAGATAGAAGAAGGAACTCCATTGGCTGTAGGAGCAAAAATTGAAACAATTTTATTGTTTACCGTTACAGAAATTTCACCATCTCCAGGTCTATCTGAATTTATTTCTGCAATAAATTTAGTGTAGCCATCATATGTAAAAGAACTAATAGTTCCCAAAGTTATATTTGCCGAAATATTTGGAGCAACTCGGTCTGCGCATTCTGCAGGAATTTTAGTAGTCAATAGAGTCCCCGCAGCATCCTTTAAATACAGAGAAACTATAATGGGTTGATTTACTATTTGAATATCGGTATCTAGTTCATAATCGGTCTTAAACGCACTAGCTCCCGCATTAATTGCTGCGACAATAGTATCAATTACATCTTTTTTAAGATTTTCCATACAAGTTACTGCCGCTGCTTGAAAAATTGCAGCAGTATCTGGAGAAATATTTTTTCTAAAGATATTTAGAGCTGAAACTACACATTGCTGCGCAGCCTCTACGTCTGGTAAAGGAGGTAATTTATCAGCTATAGGCTCGATACCTTCTGCAATAATAACAGAGTTAACAATATCTCTTTCTAAAGCAACCGTTGGCATACAGCCGAAAGTAGTTACTTGATAGCCAGCCAAAGCAGCTGCATTTGGTTTCCATGTAAATTCAATATTGTCAAATACAATGGCATCATCTCCGCCAGATGGGGGAGTAGAAACCACAGGAGGCTTGCCGGTTAATGGATCTAATGTTGCTATAAAAGTATTTAAAGTTCTTTGTTCGCTGGAGCCGCCGTAATATTCCACTTCTTCTCCAGTACTAGTAATTTCATATACTTTGCCGCCAGCTATACTTAAAACCCCAAATACTCCTTGAGATAAGTCTCTGGTAGTAAAATCTCCTTCATCCGAATCGTATTTATATGTTCCAGTATATGGTTTTTCAACCACGATACAATCTTTAATTTTAAACTTTCTAGTCCCTCCATAATCCGTAATTCCAAAATTAGCAGGATTGACATCTAAAGTCATATCAACAGTATATTGGGCTTTTTTACTAGAAGTGTCTTTGGTAGTAATTACGTCTTCAGACCAAAAATCATCTCCCAAAACTGGAATTACAGGAGTAATAATATCTGAAATTTTATATATGGCATCAAAGTTTTTGTCATAGACCTGCCATCTTTCTTTACGAATTGGAGGTACAGCAAGTAATGCTGCCATGGCTGGGTCCATGCCCAAATCTCCAAATAATTTTTCAGAATCCAAACCAATTTGACTTAAATAAATTAACTTGCCCTGAGTAGTAGGGATGCCGTCTGGAGTATTTTTAATGAATGGTGGGCAAAGCACTAGTGGACAACAGCCTTCTTCTTCTGAAGCGCAGAAAGTAACACCAGCAAATTGAGCTAAAGATTTAATTATATTAATAATTGCAGCAATTGCTACAAGTATAGCAAGCACATTCTCTAAGAAGCAAAGAATCTGAGCGATTTTTTGAACGGCTGCTAAGATTGATTCATAATCTTGCAATTGAGCTGCATTAACAAAAATTTCAATATTTTTTAATATTGCAAGGATGATTGCTAAAATAGTTTCGATAATATATTGAATAATAGCTAAAATTAATAATAATAAAGCTATTATCATTGCTATTAGTGCAAAAATTGGAAATAAATTTAAAAATGGAGGCAAACATTCAGTAAATAATACAATAACTTTTTGAGCAACTGCAAAAGGATTAGGTATAGCGCATAAAATATCAATGATACACTTAATCATTCTTAAAAGAGCTAAAATAAAATTATAAAAACTTAAATAAGGAGATATTTGCCTTAAAATATCTGCCAAAAATTCAAATATAGTACTCATGCTATCATCTGGTATGGGATTAAATATGCCAGATGGAAATAGCGAACCCAGCTGCTGAATTAATGATAAAAAGTCCGCAATTAAAAAGTCAGGTAATTCAAAATCAGGTAACGGAATCTGAAATGGAGAAAATGGAATACCAAAACCTGGAATATTTGGACCAGGAGGAATATCTACATTAATTTGATTATCATTAGGACTACAAGGCATTTAAGTACTCTATATCTTATATTATGCAATATTTGACTTAGGAAATCTATTAACAATTCTTTTTGAGGTTTCTGCATACATAACGATGCTTTCAGCTTCTAACTGAATGTTAGAATTAGATTTCATAATAATACTTTGCTGGCTAATAAAATTCAATGTACCCGGAGAAATAATAGAAATACCTTCGGGTCCAATTCTAAATATTGCTAATTGACCATTAATATTAACTCTAATATCTAAAGTTCCAGATCTGTAAGCATCATTAGAATCCGAGAACCTGCTATCTTGCATAGAGCCAAGACCAGTGCCGCCAATTTGCCAAAAAACATCTCCATCAAAAGACGCTGCATAACTAATATTATTTTTATCTTTTCCAATACTATGAACCATCCCTCCCGCAGTATCCAACCAAAGAGATTGACGATCTATTGTATTAGCTCCGACATTTAAAGATATAAATCCATCTAAATTAATCATGCCGCTACGACCACCCGCATTGGCATCCTTTCCAGCAACAATAATAGTATCAGAAACTATTTTATCTAACGGTTTCCAAACAGCCTCATTATTCAGTCTGTTATTTGGATCCATTGGAACAAGCTTAGATTCTTCCAAATAGGGAGCATTTTTGGTAAATTGCTGACAAACATTAGTGATATCATGAAATGCGGTTCCATATTTAATAAATGGATCTTTATCTTTTTTACCTTTAGTTCTATCTCTTGGGGATTGATATCCGTCTAAATCTTTATCATTTGATGTTAGTTTAATTGAAGAATTTAAACCAAAATTTTCTATATAAATATCTATGTCATCTTCTGGCTTAACAAAACTATCAGCAAATATATTTTCATCTTTGCCATCTTCTTTTAAGAAGACAGAATAATTTTCATATCTAGTTAAAAGAGGTATGTTGCCAGTCTCAGACGAAGAAGGAACATTAATTTTAAACTGACCTTCTTTATCAATATCTATTGAAAATTTTGATCGGCTTCTGGCATAATCACTTGCATCATTTGGATTTGGAGTATTTAGCTCTCCTTTCAAATCCTTTCTATTATTCATTTCAAAATGATATGCGATACTTTTTCTTAACTCTCTAAGAATTCCACGATAAGCTTCATCTTTATTTTGATTATTTTTTAGAGATAGCCTATCCACTTTACCAATGGGCAAAATAGATCTATTAATATCCAAAATATTACCAAAAGAATCAACCACCGTTCCAACTATTGTTTCTACAAGATGATTGGGTCTTTCTAAAGTTAATGATAATGGAACGGCTCTATTTCTAGATTTAGAATTAGGAATTATTTCTAAATTAGATTTATTTACACCTTCTAGATAGTCACTGTGCTCGTCTTTGTATGATTTATAATTAAACTCATCTGCGAATTCATAATAAACATTTCTAGTCTCTGCTAATGCAGGATTTCTAGCAACTGAACCGGAGTTAAATTGATGAATTTCATATTCTGGGTCCAAACCAATAACGTTTAACTCATTATTAAAAACAATAGAAGTTAAGGCTATGTCTAGAGAGTCTTGTATAGTTTTATTTTTAAGATATCTTTTAATTTCTCCAGAGATAGTTCTGTGAGAATTATTAAACGATAAATTTTCATTTACATTAGAGCTTATTATTCCATTAGATAAATCTATTTTTTTATTGCTAGTACCTAGGCTAACAGAATTTGAATCTACATAAATTTTATTATCACCTCCATAGACAGACGGAGATTTAATTAAGTATTTATTTTCTTCTAATTGAAAATAAATATTAGACATATCTTCTTGAGAAGATTCGTATCCAATACAGTGCCAACGATCTAATGCTCCTTGAATTAATCTTACAGTAGCGCCAATTTGAGGATATCCTCCTGCAAATTGTCCCTTATCACCTAACCAAGAGTTAGGCAGACTAATCTTTTCTAATTTATCATTTTGAGATGAGGCAGAGCCAGCTCTATCTATAGAAACTGTTAAAGTGCCATCGGGATTATATCCCTCAACGGTTCCCCTGACCCATAGACCATGCTGAGTACCTGACATAATTTTCTTTCAATTAAATATCCGAAGAAACATTTAAAGAATCTGCCAAAGCTTTTAATTTTTGATCAATTTGTTTCTTTAATTCTTCTTCTTTTTGTTGTTGATTTTGATTAGTACTATCGTTTTTAGAGCTACTAGTTTCTTTACCTGATTCTAAGGCACTAGCTTTTACCGACCAAACATCTATAACATAAGAGAACAAATTATTTTTTATTGCATCTGCTACTTCTTGAGCTTTGTTATTATCAGATTGACTTGAATAGCTGCATATAGTTCTAACAAGTTCAAAAGCCGAAGAAGATGGAGACCTTGGATCTGGAGGATCTATTTTGCCCAACAAAACTTCAACAACTTCTATTAAACCTTCTTCTATTTTGGGAGCAGCGTAATCATCAGGGACCGTTACTTCCGAAGAAGAAGAATCTATAAATTTTTCTGGATTTAAAATTAATTTTCTAAATTCCTCCGCCTCTTTTTTCAGATTACTATCTACCGAATTTGCTCCATAAATACGCAATTGTATTTTTCTAGCCTCAGAAAAAGATGAGGCTGACAAAGTTCCTTGCAAATTTAACAATATAGAAGATATGGCTTTTCTATTTATTTCTTTATATGAACCAGTTTCTGGAGGCTCTGAACTTAAGTAATCTTCCCCATCAATTTTTCCAGTTCCATTGGCTTTAAGAACAGCAATTGGAACATCTGAGCCCGGAGTAGAATTTCTTGAATTTTTTACTAGCTCAGCAACGTTTTTTCTCGTATATAGCCCCTTACCAATAATATCCAACATTGTTGGAATAAATTCACCGGGTTTTCTTACATAGGTGCAATTTAATCTAGTACGAAAACTTCCATCCCAACTAAATTCATGGGACACGCTTTCTGCGTACATTAATAAATCTCTTGATTCTAAATAATACACCTCTCCTGCTTGAATGTATTCATTTCCTTTTACGGTAACATCTGCTGTAAATATTTTTTTTCTAGCTTGATTTAATCTAAAGACTCCAAATGGAGCACATTGGGCTTCTGGATTGCTTAGATAGGCAACATCAAAAGGATGAGTGCCCTTAAAACCATAAAGTCTCCACATATCATAATCTGCAACAATTGCAGTATTCATCAAATTACCATTAGTTCCAACTCCTAAGCCATCAACTTCATTGGTTAGCTTATTAGAAATTGAACCATTAACTTCTACAACAGTATACTCTGGAGGTTTTTCAGATATTGAAAAACTTATTAAATGAGAATCTTTAATAATATATCTTGAACCAGAATCTTTCCCTAAATCATCTACGTTTTCATCTTCAACCATGTGCAAAAGAACTTCTGGTATTTTACCATTAGCAAACTTTGATTTAGAATTTAAAGTTGTAAATATAGCACTATTGGCAACATCTGTGGTATTGATAGATGTTCCTTGGTCTAAATTTTTTATAGCATTCACCAACAACTTTAAAACATTTTGTCTTTCATTAACCAAAGGAACTAATTGAGAAAATAGTTCTAAAATTTTAACTTGTTTTAAATATCCCGGAGAAGATCTATAGTTTGCAATATCTTTTGCCAAAGGATCTATAAAAAATTTATTTTCAAGTCTTTGAATTATATTTTTTATTGGATCTGGATAAGAACTTTTCTTTAAAGGATTAGAAATAATATCTATTCTTTTAATGATGTCAAATTGAACGTTTAAGCTAGCTGCCGTTGTTAATTTTGCATTTACAGCCGATAATGCTTTTTTATTTGCCTCATCTGCAAAATCAGGACTGCTTTGCAAAATTAATTTTCCAAATCCATTAGCGTCTATCCTTCCCGTATCAGCATCAGTTACAAGATAAAAGAAACCTGCATTTCCTCCATTTGCTTCTTGGCTTCCGCCTAATAATTTTCCGATATCGTAATCAGAATTAGCACCGAGTAATGCCGCTCTTAATCGAATTCGGTCTTCAAGAACTTCTATCTTGTCTGTTAAGCCTTTAATTTGATTGAAAAATAAACTTTCAAAAAATTCTGGAAATAATTTAATTCCCTTTTGATCTTTAACTCTAATCAGTTCAAATAGTACAGAGCTTGGTATTCTATTATATGCAGGCGCTCTAGCGTTAATATGCCCTTGAGAATCTGCAAATAATTCCAAGTCTAAAATGTCTGCGGCTTTTTTAGCTAAGTTTCCAATTGTATCATATGTACTTTTAAATAAATTGGGATTACCAGCTAATGAATCTTCAAAAGCCTGTATGTCATAATTTTTATCATAAGAATCATCTACGATGAAAAAATTAGGATCATCATTTGCCTTGACTTTCCACAATCTTCTTTGAGTTAAGAATAAAAGTTTTTTCCTGGCTTTCTCTCGCTCTCTAATTTTTACTTCAGTAGATACGGAAGAGCCTTCAGCTTCCTCAATAGAAATATCATCACCCCAGATTTTAATTTTAGTTTTACCTGCTAAATTTTTATTATTAATTGATTGCATCAAACTGTTCTGAGCATTGGTAATTTCTACATCTAATTTATAAATAGATGTGCCTACTACTCTCAGTCTGTCAGGAATAGATCCCTCTGCCGTAGAGGGGCTAGAAACGGGAGTATTATTTGCTCCAATTCTAAAATATCTTGGGTCAATACCTGATTGAGAAAATTGAGAAGATAAAGCATCTATCCTTTCAGCTTTCTCTTTTAATAACTTATTAATTTTATTAGTGTTAACTGAAACATCATATTCTCCAGTTAACATAGCTTGATATGTTGCATCTGGAAGAGTAACCCTTTTGAATGGAATAAAATTTCCCCAAACAGTGTTATTTTTTTTAATATCAGAAATTAAACCTTTTAAAAAATTTTCAGATGAAGAATAACTAATTCTTTTATCATTTGTAATAAATCCTGAATTAGATGCTGCTTTTAAAAATGTAGAAAAGTTATAAGGCTGACCGGTAATCAACAATGATAAAGTATTCATTATATCTTGTCCTTGCCAAGGACTTGATGTGACCAATGTTGAAGTTTCTTTTCTTAAAGAACCTGTACCTAATTTATGTGGCGCTCCACTTAAAACTAATGAGCCTATACCTTCTTTCCAACGATACACAAAGCCATCAGGATCAAAAAATTTAACTCTTTTTTTAGCTTCCGGCGATTCCGGCGTCAATATCTCTACGTCGGTAAGAGCATAAGTATCAATGTCAACAACTTGCCCACGGCTTCTGCCCGCTTTAAATTTAACTAATTGAGTTGCTAGTATGGCTTTGTTTTCATCCAATAGCTCTGGTTGCTCTCCTTGCAAAATCCCCGATGCAGGATCATAATCCGTTTTAAAAGGAGTCAAAGGATCAAAAATAGAAGAATCAATAACGTCCAATGCTGGTTGAACATTAAGCTGACCTTTATTCAAAAACTCCGTAAAATCTTTACAACTAACGTTTACGGTGTGTTTTCCATTGCTATATTGCTGGCTAGCGTTGTCTACAATGCCTGCAAAGACATGAGTTCCCGCTGCTTGCCTTGTGAATTCATTGCGCATAGTAACCCACATCCACAAAGGAAATTGTGGTCCAACAATAGCATTTCTTTCTATTTCAACAAAGTTTTCACCATTAGATAATACAGGCGCTTTTATTTGACTAAATAAATCATCTATATTAGACAGCAATTTATCGGCTTGATTAAAAACATTATTTTCAGTAAAAGAAAAATTAAATCCAGCAGAAATTCTAGGTTCCACAGAAGTCTTAGAAGAAATAAATATGTGAACTAAATCTTGTTGTTGAATTATAGGTCGGTCTTCAAATTCTAATCTCATCTTCTTTCGAACATAATCATTTTGTTGATTAAATTCTCTAATTTGATTTTCAGTTAATTTTTCATTATCTAACAAAGAATAATAATTTAAAATAATTTGATTAAACAAATCAATTTCACGATCTTTTAATCCGTTAGGTCCTTGATATGCTGTAGCATCTAAATCAATTTCCCCGCCTAATCCTGCAAGACCAGGATTATATGAAAATATAATTTCTCTACCCTCTTCGTCAATAAAAGCTCTAATTTTTTTAAAGTTTAAAGTGTTAGGGGAATCGGAAATAGTAATTCTGCTAACGCCTCTAGCCATTCTTTCGGTAGTTAATTGATCTGTTAATGATTGAATTTGCTGTCTTAACTGTGATTTAGTAAAATTAAAAAATATATTATTAGTAAATCCAACAACATCAGAGATAGCCTGTTCAATATCTTCCTGAGTAATAATCATTAATTCTAATGGATTTTCAAATTCAATATTAGCGGAACCACCTCCAAATTGAGTAGAGACGGTTGTGCTAAGACTTGCCGCTAAAGTTAATTCAAATGTACCTTCCCCATCTCCAACGTCTGCTAAATAAGGCAATTCGGATGGAGTCCAAGTAGTAAAATACTGAGGGTCACTTAAGTATTTGACTTTTTTCAAAGTATCTAATACGGCAAAATTAGAACTTGAAAAAGTGGAAACAGAATTGATGGCATCTGCAGTTGCTAGAACTAGCGGAAATAAAACATCATCAAATTGACCGTTAGTTCTATGATAGATTTTATCTAGCTTTGTCAATCTCTCATAGGCTGCTATGGCTCGGCACTTATTAAAAAATAATCTTTTAACAGCTTTAATATAAGTTCTAGTTTTACTATCAAGTAAATTTAATCTATAATTTTCTGCTAAAGAAGAAAATTGTCTTTTTTTAACAACTATAGTTGCATCTGGTTCTTGTAAAAGAACTTCAATAGCTTGAGGTTTTAATTTTCTAGTATAACCTGCTTGTAAATAAATTCTTTCTTCAGTTCGATTAATCTCTGCTTCGAACTCTTTAAGCGCAGCATAAGAGTAAGGATTATCTGGATTTTGTGGATTATTCTCAGATGTTCCTAGGGCGTTATTAATTCCATCTAATACTGCGTCTTCTGGTTGTTTTGGCATATTATCTTCCGTATTCTAACAGACCACTATAACTATAAGGAACTCCATTTTGTGGATTTGTTTTACTTGGTCCATCATTAGCCGAACGATGCCAAGCAAGAAAGTTTTGTCTAAATCCTCTTTTCTGAGTTACTGTAAATCCCATAGTATAATCAAATAATCCTAAATTATCTGCACTTTCTGTAACAGAAAAATCTGTAAAGAACCCTCGATACACTTCTCCTGCATAAAACATTTCAACTCGAAAAGCCAAATCAGCCAAAGATGGAGGAGTCATATTAGCTACAGGATTACTTGCAGCGCCAGATAAAAATCCTATAACTTGAGAAGCGTCAGGCAGACCTTGTGCTGATTTATAATTTTCAGACGCCATGTATAAAGCGTAAGGATCAAAAGCTAATTGCTCATATCTATACAAATCATACAAGACATTAATTCCTTCAATTCCAGAAGTTCCAGTAGTTCCCTGAATACTTAAAGTTGGCAATTGTGGTCCGAAATATTGAACAACGAATCCGCCTCTGGTTCTTGTGGATGGAACGTCTTTTTTGTAATTATATTGTATTTGTTTTGGATTTACATACATTTGAATCACTGGACCCTCTGGAACTGCCCAATGAATAATTTGCCTTGTAGTAACCGCCGCCCTGTTATTAGGTAATTTATATTGCCTAGTACCATATCCCAAAGTACTAGGAGTAGGAGAACCAGCGAATAATTCAAAAGCATCACCTAGCCCACCGGATACCTCCGAGAAAAAATCACCTACTTTTCCTTGGGCATCTTTTACATCATTTACTGCATCTGTTATACTCATATTTGCCTCAAATTATTATCTATTGGAAAAACCTGCAGTTTTTTGTCTATCTTGTGCTTGTTGAATTTCTTTAACTTGACCTTCGATCATTAAAGTTACAGCTTCCCTAGTCATCCCATCTGGCATTTCTAATTTAACAGTGACAACACTTTCAGATTTTTGAGCTTTTTCAGATTTAAATGGACCGCCAGACGCATTTGAAGACTTAAGCGAACTAAATATGTCTTCAAACACTGGCAGCATAGGAGCCGCTTCTGGAAGCTGAGGATTGGCTAAAATGTTACCTACAGGTACCCCTGTCTGTTCGCTAATTCTCATAATGTCTACAGGATTCATTTCTGATGGGGGAACAATAGTTGATTGATTAGAACCAAGTCCCATTGCTGCCGCCGCTGCTCCAGTCTCTGCCGCTGCTCGACGCACAGCAGCTGCTATCACTGCTGGTTCTGCTTCGGATTCTGGATTTTTGCCTTCGTTTCCATTAAGAGCTGTTTCAGCTTTTTGCAACATCATTCTTGTTTTTTCTTGAGGAGTAAAAGCAACTCCCATATATCCAGGACCATATCCAACATTAGATTTTTCCATGCTAGCCTGTTTATTACTAGGCATAATTTCTTCTGCTACCCCGCCCAATCCTAATGATTTCATTAATTCTCCAGAAGCTAATTCTCCTAAAGCTTTATCAGCTTTTTTAACTAATACGCTTGCCGTAATAGCTCCAGACACTGCAGAAGATTTAGTTGCATTATGAATTTTAACTAATTCAGATGTTTGTTTTTCGGTTTGAGTATTGCCTTTTTCTATCGTTGCTTCTAAAGCCTCTTGCCCACTTATAATTTTACCGGCACCAGTGGTATCTCCCTTTGCCATCATATCAATTAAAGCTTTAGCTTGACCTTCGCTTTCAACCATTTTTAAAGGACCTTGGGTTAGCATTTGAACTTGCTTTGCATATTGCCTTGCTGCCCCTTCATCTGCGCCAGCTTCTTCCAAAGTTACAACTCGACCACCAAATTGCTTTTTCAATGCTTTATCAGCCATTGCTTGAATTTCTTCAAACTTACCTTGTGCCTTCAATAGTTCAACTTGATACCCGCCTCTCAGTCCTCCTGGACCGCCAGCTTGCATTGAAAGAAAAGATCTTTGAGCAATTGCCATTTGATTAATATTAGAAATTAAAGATTTACTCAAATCATTAATTGCTTGAGGAGATAATTTTGCTGCTTGAAAAGCAGGTCCAAGCTTTCCAATCATATTAACCAAAGACTGAGTATTATCTCCATAATACATTAAAGCATCTGCGCCATCTTCAATGTTTTTATTAAATTTATCAAAATTAACTCCTAATTGACCTGCAACAATAGAAGTTTTGGCTAAATTGGTTGCGAATCTAGTAGAAGACTCTCCTGCTTTTTCAGAAACATTGCCAAATTTTTGATAATTTTCACCCATTTTTTGAGCAACGGCAGTTGAAGCCAAGCCTGTCGCTGCACTTAATTTAACAGATGCCTCAAGATCGGACATTGTATCAACAGAATTAATAAAAACATCATTCATTGTCGTAGCTGCGTTAGGCATGTCGCTCATTAAGACTTTAGCAAGACCACTCATTTGCTCATAAGTTCTACCAGTAGCATTACCTGAATTCTTTATTGTTTGGTTAACAGCCTCAAATTGAGCTTCAAATGTCGTTCCACCATTTTCAAGATTTTTAAAATAATTACCCAAATCTCCAGAAGATGCCTTTAAAGATATAAAGCTAGACTCTAATTCATTCACAGTATCTCTTGCATCATTAAACTGAATGATTGTATCCTTCAAAAAAGATACAACCCCTCCTTTTTCTGATGGCTGGGTCTCAATAATTTTATTTATTTGATCGCCAAATTCATTCATCATGGCGGAAGAACTTGTTAATTCTTTTGACACACCATCATTAAAATTACTAAAATCTGGAACACCTAATTTTAGTTGAAGTGCAGTTTTACCTAGATTAAAAATATCTTGCTTATTAATACTTATATTTTGACCAAATTTTTTAGAAAAATTATCAAATTTTTCTTGGATGCCATCTACGCTAAAATTTTCTAAATATTTTTCAAGCTTTGTAAAATTTTCTTTGGCTGACTCAACTCCTTTTTTTACTGCACCTCCGAAGTTACTTTTAATTTTTTCAGAAACGTCAGAAACAACAGCATCCATTGCAGATTTATCTAAATCTGGTATTTTTGACTTTAATATTTCTTCAAGATATTTTCTAATTTCTTCTTGACTAAGATCAGCCATATTTTCTCATTTACTTATTATTTAATAACATTTTTCTTTGTCTCTTTCTTACTTTTACTTCTTCCTTCTTATCTTCTGCCAAAATATAGTCAGAAACAGCATCGAATTGTTGATCATCCATCTCTGCAGTTGGATTATCTGCTTTAATAATATTTCTTGCCATTTCAGGATTAGCAAAACTTCCTTGGAAAATTGCTAAGGATCTAGCAAATTCTTGCTTGTCAGATTCTTCTTGCATAAAAGAATTATACAACCATAAATACAACCAAGGATTGGTCTCATCATAAAACGAACCACCAGGCAAAGCCTCCTTGCCCAAAATTTTAAACAAAAAGAAATAAAATTTATGGTCCGTATATCTAACTATTTTTTTAGATCTTCTGCTACCTCACTTTCTTCTTCTGATTTAATTTCTGTTTTGTCTTTTAAAGATTTGAAACCTTCATACAATTGATCGATTACATCGCTTTCAAATTCTCTTAAATGATCTAATATTTGATTCGTATCAGTTACTCCTAATACCATTGCAATAGGAGAATCATCAATATGGGAAATGGACCGAGCCAAAGATTGAATTTGCATTTCTAAAGAAACTACGATATTACTTGCATCTGAAAGCTTAGACAAAGAAAGAAAAATATCCTGATATTCAGAATGTTTTAAACTTCTTAGAGTAAATTTCACCCCCTCAACTACTACATCTTTAGTCTTTCTTTTAAGACCTAAAAGAATATCAATTCTATTTCTTGCTTTAGGAGTTACTTCAAATTTAGATTGCTTAGCTTCTTGTCTAGCTCTAATTAATTCCTCTCTAGAAACCTCTTCAGAGTTCATCATTTGACGAACTCTTTTAACCGCTGGTGGTAAATTTGGTTCAAATTCACCAGAGTCATCAAATGACGTAGATTCTACCTCCATACTTTCGTCTGGAACAGTAAGAACTTTTCTTTGATTTTGCTGCATTGCTAATTGTCTACGACCTAATGGACTATTAATATCTACCATACTTTCTCCTTTTGGTTACTTTCTATATCATTAAAAATAAAATAGCCTGGGAAATCCCAAGCTATTTTAATATATTTTACATTAAAGAATTATGCCAAGAACGCATTTAATAATCCAGCAGCATCAAGTGCGCCAGTAAATTCACCACGATCTGCTTGAGCTTCAAATGGACTAATCGCAATTGGGAACGAACGACCATTTGAAGTTTCAGTTACAACGTTACTGCCATTTAATGTGCTATTAATTCTTTCAGCATTAAGACCCATATTTTCCGAAATAACAAATTCATCCGAGCTATAAGTATAGCTAATGTTATTAATCCAGCAATTCTCTATTACTGTAATAATAGCATTGGCTTCGTTGGCATCTGCAAATATATCTTGGATTTCAATATCAAAAGGGAATCTTTGAGAATGGGCGTGAATAAATCCTCTTCCGAAAGCTTCTGCGATTCTTTGCTTAGAAAATCTAGTTCTTGTACATTCGACTGAAATTTCAGTTGATTTGCTGGGGGCTGAATCAATAACTCCATCTGTTCCAACTTCAGAGATGGGGGTAATGTTTCTTCTTTCAGTAACTTGCAAAGATTTTATTGCGCCAACAGCATTGCCATCGACCTTAATAATTATGTTGGTAGATAAATGCGTTTTAGTTACATTCCTACCTTGAGTATCTGTAATTGGTGTATTAGTATTGCGAGTAGAAGCCATTATTTATCTCCAATTTATTTTAAATTTAATATCAAGTATCGCCTACTTCAACACGGACATAAATCCAATTGACAGGATAAGCAGGTCTGACACGGCAGGTAACATCCCATTGGCGTGCATCTGTTTCGTTTTGAGTAACTTTAACATCTTTAAAGTTAGTAATAACTTTCTGACCTTTCAAGCCTTTAAGAATTGAGAGAACTCTAGTAATTAAAGATCCTTGCAAGGTAGAATCTTCAGCTACCCCAATGAAAGGCTCAAGACCAGCTCTCAAAGATTGTGCAACACGATCTCTGCAGAAAATGATTGAAAGCTCTTCTTCTTCTGGGAATCCGGAAGTTGTAGTAGTGCGACCCCATACAACTTTTCCGCCGCCAGGAATTGGTTGAAGAACAGAAACACCAGCGTATAACAAGCTCTCAAGAACAATGGGTCTTAAGAGTTTATCTCTCAAGATTGTAAATCCGGAAAGTGATTTTCTGGTTAATGGAACTTGCAAAGCAGGTACTCCGCTTAAATATGCTGCTGCAGCTGCTGCAACAAAGAAACCATCGAGCAATACGTTTTCTGATCCGACCTGAACGACTATTTCATCTGGATAGAAGTAAGCTACACGATATGAATTACCATATGCATTGGGAACACTGTAGTTTGTTAAGTCCTCTATATTACCTGCAAGAATTTCAGACACATCATCTCCTTGAATACCCTCAAGGACGCCAATATCTTCTATTGCGGCATCTTCAGTTCCAGTGAGATTTTCCGGAGTTAATCCTTTAATTGCGCCGGTAAACAAGAGTCTTTCTTTCTTGTTTTTGATGTTAGACATGGTTTCGCAGTGATTCTTAGCATTTTGCATAATGGTAGAAATGGTTTGCGAGGGAAGAGGAACAACCATGGTTACATCAATTTTTTCAAGAGATTCAAGTGCAGCTAACCATCCAGCATCAAAGAAGTCTGCATCTTTAGTATCTACAACAGTGACTCTTAAACTTTGACCGGCTGAAAGAGCCACGTCGTCAGTGAGAAGAATTGCAGCTGTTTGAGCAGTGTTATCAATTACTTGAAATTCTGCTGCAGTAGTATTGGTAAATGATGTTACACCATCACTGATTACTGCTACGCCATCAGCAACTGATACGATGGTATACTCTCCGGCATTTAATGCTGGTGTTAAAATTTTAAGAGTCTTACCAACATCACTGCTGTCGAAAGTTACAAACAAGCTGGAGAACTCTGCGCTAGTTGGACCAATTGAAGTAACGACACCATCGTCTGCTTCCTTGGTTACAGCATCTTCAAGAATTACTGTATAAGAATATTCATCTGGACCAAAGCAGAAAGTGTTAGGATTAGTTACTGTATAAAAAGTAACTTTATTAGGGATAATTTGTGATTCGGATTCTGTTGCAGGATCTGTTACAAAGAAATTAATTCCAGAATCCGCATCTGGAATAACTCCAAGCGGCAAAGAGAATTTAAGATCATCAAGAGCCGTGGAGCCTGAAGCCGAAACCTCAACAGTATAAGAGCGTCTACGTGGAATAGATGGAGCACATTGAACCGCCCAAATTCCTGGAGGTCCGTTAGCAAAAGCTAATTGAGCACCAATGGCTAAATAATTACTCATGCTGGGAAAACCATGCTTTGCAGCAAAGGTATTTGCATCAGTAAAGAATTGAGGATCGTTAATATCTAATTGAGAAATATAAGTAGCTGTTAAACTATCGCCTTTAATCAAAGCTCCGCTTTTAACTTTAACTGTAAACTTGTCGCCTTCTCTAAATGCGGTTCCACCTTCAAGCAAGCTGAAGCTTAAGATGCCATTTGAAACTACTACACCATCAGATGACCAAACAACATTATTGCCATAGCCATCACGCAAAGTACCTGAAACGGAACCAGTGGCAATAAATTTAGCATAGCCATCAATTGGATTACCATAACCATCGCGACGAGTTGAAGTGCAGCGAACGGTCCAAGTCTCCGTTGGAGCATTTAAGTCTACAAGAGTTAAATTAGCAACGCTACCATCTCCTTGATTTAAGGAGGAGGCTACATAGAAGGACCCGCCCTGGTCTACTAAGGAGGCAGTTTGCAATTCAATTCTACCGTTAGTAATGTTTACACGGTAGTCATATAATGAACTGAAAGAGCCGCTTGTAGAACTAAAGGCTTGTTCAAATCCATTTAATGGGATACCGTTCTTATATAAGGTTAAACGGTTTGAAATTAATGGTGCGCCGGAAAGCAAGAAGTGGCGACCATCTGAACCGTTTGTTCCAGAATATGTAGAATTAAAACCATCAGAACCGCCACCTACTGCTGAGGCAACAATTCTTTCTGTTTTTAAACCTTCTCCCATTAGAACAGCTGTTCTCACTCCACCAGGAACGTTAGCTCCTCGTGAAACGGTAACTACATCTGTATAAACTCCAGGGGCTGCATTTTGTGAACCGGGAAAGCTTGGCATCTAAATTCCTTTAAAGAAAAATTTCTATTATATATATTGAAATATTACTTTATTACATTACTATGTTTTATTATTTACATATTTAGTAGCTGATCATTTAATTCAAGTGTAGTTTCTATAGTAAGATTAGGTGAGGGGATAGCATTTGGATTATTTGTATTCACAATATCTGCGCAAATATTGATTGCATCCAAGGCTCCTAAAATAGGAATAGATCGTTCCCATTCTGATCTAACTTCTAATGTAATTGTCGCTTTATACAATTTATCATTTCGATCATCCGATTCAGAATCACCACCTAAAGAAGCAGATTTTATTACTATTCCTGCCTTGTAAAAACTTTCAAAGTGATAATCTGTAAAAAAAATCATACAAAGATCGGACAGCTCATTTCTTGCTCTATTTGATCTTGCCATTAAGTCTACGGTAATTTGACCTTCCCAAGCTCCATTTTGAAGCACAGCTACAGGGGAGTGAACAATTGTTTCATTGCCATAACCGTCAAAATATTTAATTGGGTCATATTGAACGGAAAATTTATTTCTATTCATGGCAATTGGAACAGAACGATATCCTCCAGACTTAATTAAAATTGCCGGAAAAAACTGAGCATGTTGTCTAGTAAATTCGCCAATAAAAAGACGAGTAGTAGTAGAGTCATTTATACCTGCATCTGCAGATAAATTCTCCTGAGAGGGCGTTAAGGGAAATCCCCAAGCATCTCTAACATAACGATAATAAGAATCTTGGCTAAAGTATTCTCTTAATGAATCAATAACAAACTCTTTAACATAGGCATGCCCAGAATTTTGCGTATAATTATGCAGATTATATAAATCTGATTTTGTTAAAAATCCTGCGCCCATCCTAAATTTATAGGATATTATTGACTAATTTAGGTTATTTGTTGAAATTTATATTTAATAAGTAGATATGATATTGCTAAGGTTGCAGCAGATGCTCCTTTACAGGTAACTTTTAATTCTAAATGACCTGCTGCAGGACTGCCGCTAACCCAATTCCTAATTCTACCATTAGTAACATTTAAAGTTAAAGTTTGAACTGCTGCGGTCCAATTACCCGTTGTATTAGCGGTTTCATCACCAGCAAGATGACCAAAGTATCTTAGTTTTATTTCTCTGGTGGTAGCTGGATTTGTTCCGCTTTCTAAATAATATCCTAGTACAATTTGATAGATATTAACGTTTTTAGGCACTATTGACGATACATCAATTCTCCATGTAAAGAACAATGGATTAGCTGCCCCTGCAGAATCATAAGAGAATTGTAAAATGCCATCCGTAACAGATGCGGAACGCTCTGGAATAACAATTTCCGAAGAAGACGGATTAGTGCTATCCCAGAATCTACCACCTGGAATTGTATAAATATTTCCAGTTCCTGGTAAAGTATAATCACATGCTGAAATTATCCCTGTATCTGGATAAACATAAACTTGTCCATCTTGACCAACGTTATCAGTAATGATCCAATTTTCATAATTTTCCACGCCGCCTATATCTGCATAGCCTAGAGGAGGACCATAATATGCATAATCAATATTATAAGTAGAATAATTTAAAAATGGGTCATGAAAAACATTGTTTGAAATAATGCCTTTAGGACCAGACACATCAACCCTTACATATCCATAATTTCTGGTAGAAAGGGCACAGAAATCGTTTCCTTGAATCTTGTAGTAGAATTCTCCTTCGCTTGTAGGAGCTTGGCACCACACCATATGTTGACCTAAATAAGGTCCACCAGATTGATCTATTAACCCAGTACCTGTAATAGGTCTCATATAATTATTCGTTATATCTGCATTAGCTCCTACCCTCATGATACAATCATAATATAAAGGAGTTAAAAGAGAAGGCTGAAGCTCACTCTCTAAGAAGTTATTTTTATCAATAACGGCTCTTCCAACAGTAGCCTCACTAGCCGTTACATCATCAGTAAAATAATTAACATAAAGAGCAATGTTATTATACTGACCGACTCCAGATCCTAATAAAACATCTAGAAATGCAGAATCGTCTGCAGTAAAATTATTATTTTTTATTGCAATAGTGCTGCTTAATCCTGTTGTTGAATCCGCCATTTGAGAGCGAACCCAACTAACACTATTGTTTTCTATAATGACATTACCAATTTTAGGAACTGTTACATCATCTATAATAGAAGTATAACCTTTTAAAGTTCCTATAAATTTAGTAAAATTATTTTTAATAATTAAACCATAAGGAAATCTAGTAGAAACTGCGTCGGAAGCTCCAAAGTAATATCCGATATATCCGCAAGTATTTCCCTCAATAATGCCTTGCAATCGATACCCGCTAACGGAATCACTTACGGCTCTTGTCACTAGAATTCCATGAAGCTTTCTGCTATAATTATTTTTAATAATTAAATTCTTAACCGAAGAAGCTACAGTAGAACCGCTATCATCTGTCATTCCAACCTGAACGGCAACTTGATAACTTGCATTTGTTGGGGAGCCGGAGTCTGCATCAAATGTATTATTTTCAATAATAACATTCTCTACTGTTTGATTTCTATCAAACATAATATTAATAAATGGAGGATGAAACTCTACGTCTTTTGATGTAAATTTGCAATTTGTAAATCTAATATTTGAATAATCATTCGATGAAGCTAAAAAACATCCGGTCAAATAATCAACATCAATAATATTACTAGGCGCTGATAATCCAGAAGGAGTATAATATACATTCCAATTTTCAAAATGACAGTTACTTCCTATTAAAATACCGTTGCCGGAACCAGAAGTATTAACATAAACATCAGCACTAGCTCCATCGAATATAACTGTTTTATTAAATCCAGTTAAATCTAACGAATTATTTATTACAATATCTCCCTTTAATTTAACAATATTATTTATATTATTAGAATAATTAATCCATGTCTTCAAGGGCTCTGAAGAATAAAAATTTCCTAAATATTTTTGACCACTAGACCAAACTAATGGAGCTGCAGAATCTGTTCCTTCTACAAATTTTCTAGCATCAGAAACACTATTTACAGTAATAGATGCAATTGTTACATTTGCTATGTAAATTAAACATAGATCTTTTCTTTGATTAATAATCTCAGTAAATGTAGCAGATAATATTTCATAATTAGTGACTCCATTTGTTGCAAAGAATTTTTGCTTAGTTGAAGTCAAAACTATTGGTACTAAGTTTCCATCCGGCTGTAAACAAACTGCCCAATCTAAAGTCGCTGGAGTAGAATCTCCAAACTCATAAACCTGAGGAATTGTTACGATTTGATTATTTGCAGCGACTACCCTTCCATTAACAATAGCTGCGCCGCCACTAAATCTAAGCTGACCGATGCCCAAATCAGAAACATATTCTAAACCACGAATGACTCCATTGTCATGCAAATATTTATCAGCGGCAGAAATATAATCTTTAGCAGAATCTGTAAAATCAGTTTCATCTATAGACCCAAACTGTCTGCGATCTGAAACATATTGAACTATGTTTTCGCCGGAAATTGCATCCCAGTTTACTTCACAGCTGGATAGTAAAAATAATTCATCATCCAATCTTAAAGATGAAAAAATTTCTAAATCTACGTATCTTGGACTGGATGAAGTCATTACTTCTAGTCCGGGGCTTGCAGATTGATCTGCAAATAAAACATCTACATAATCAATATTTGTTTCGTCATAGAACCTGGTAACAAAATTTTTCTTACCCGAAACAATTTGACCAGTATCATAAACGTTGTAATCTAATGGATTTCTTCTGCCTAAATACCCGTCAAATTCGCCCGTAACAGAATCATAATTTAACACATAAAATCTTAAATATTGATTCGTAAATAAAGTACTATTATCTGTATATCCTTTAAGTTTAGAAGAAACTTCTAAAACATGAAAATTACTAGTATTTAATAAAGTCGAAGTTTCAGCCTGAATTGGCATTCTTAATCTTTCATGAGAGAATGTCTTTCCTGCATCAGTAATATATACTTCATGAAATCTTTTATAATCAGCAGTGGTTGGAATATTATCAATTAAATTTTGAGAATTAAAATCTACAGAGTCATATGAAAAATATAGTTTTACAGGTAAAGTTGGACTGGCAGAAGGTGCAACTGAAATACCCGTATATGCAATAGAATTTAATACAGTAATTTCTGTATACGAAGGAGAGCCTCCGCAGCCTATAAAATTAACAGATTTAATAATAAATCTTCCATAATCAGCGTCATTATATAATATATTATTAAAATCAACCGTAGGTTGAATTACTAGAGTTTTACCAGCCCTGATACCAGATGGTGCCAAGTTAGCAAGAACTGTATATGTTGTTTCTACCGTGCTAGGAAATACAATTCTATTAGAGATGTATCCATCCCAATAACCATCCGTCGCCAAGTACATATCTTGGAATTTATCTAACTTAGCACCGTTTATAATTGCATATCTTCTTTTGAGCGGTCTAATTACTTTTGTAGGCAACAATGCAGCATTGGAACTTGACCAAGAATTCAAATAGGCTGGAGAAGCAATGTTTGCTCCCATTTTTCCGAAACCTAAGGCATCAAAAGTATCTGAATTAATACCGACGACATTATTTGCATAAACGCCAACAGTAAGCGATCCAGAAGAATTATCTCCATTAATAACAGAGAAAGAAGCCTGATTAATAGAATCAGCTAACATTAATCCAAATTCGCCATTGTGTTCAAATGCAATAAATCTATAATTGTAACCATATTCTCTAAATTTATCATTTACAGTTGATACAACTGAATTTAAAGTATATTTTCCAGGCGTTGCTCCCGAGTTTCCACTAACGTCAATGGCTGGTAAATTAATTACCTTATCTTCGGGATTGCCATTTGGATAAAACTGTAAATATAAATTATAATGAGTAGAATTAATTTGATTAGGATCAAATCCTAACCCTAAAGCCATTGCACCACGAGGGTCTGAAACAATTACGCTTGATAACGTCGAAGTAGCTGTAGGAGAGTTATTGTATCTGGCATTTGCGGCTGCGGTAGAAAAAATTCCAGCAGTATCAACATCATATAATGCTCTATCAACTCTAGCTATTGCATAACCATCTGTTGCATTGCATAGATTTACACCATTAATTCTAACGCTCCAATCTGAGCCAGGAGTAAATCTAATAGATTCTATTGGGTAACTTGCTTCAAGCCCATTGCCATAATTTACTCTAATTATGTCGCCAACTTTAACTTGAGAGAAAGCGGCATCAAATGAATAATTAGAATTATCAGAAACAAATTTAATTACATCATCTCCAATAGATAGATCGTCTACCGGAACGGAGCTAGAAGGATAAAGCAAATAAGCGTAACAAGTAGTTGAGGGAATTACATTATGACCATATCCATCCAAATCAATCCTATTAGATCTAGAAATTCTAGGGATGGCATTTGCATGTTGGGTCGCTCTGTGTTGACCCATATTTAAAATTTCTGATTGATCTAAATAATTAAATACAGATTGAGCATCCGTTGCAGTTAATGGTATTTCAGTAAATGCATCCGTATCTACAAATATTGCCGAGGCAGGATGAGCCAATGAAGTCGCATTTTCGTGATCTGTCAAAGCGTCATTGACTTGTAATAAACCTTGGGCTGCAGTAACTGCTGTTCTTAAATTTCCATCTTTATCTTTTAGTCCGGTCCACACATAAGAAAGATCTCTGCTGTCAAATGGGACCGAGTTTAAATCAATGTGGCTAAGTACGTGCCTTGCGGAAGTTAAACCATCTGATAAGAGACTGGCTCCAACACGATGGAATGTAAAATCATTAAAAGTATTATTTGCTAAAAGCGCTACTGAATTTAATAAAGAATTAGATGCAACAATTAAAGTATATAAATCAGTAGTAGAATGATTTAATTGTAATTTTGACTCTAAGATACCAGCATTAGAAGCTACTTGAGCATTCGTAATTGGTAAGGTAACTAAACCAATTGATGTTAAAGCACTTGCTTTAATAGTGCCATCTGAATTCAAAGATGTATCTAATCTATTAGCTACGGAAGTTACAGAGCCTTGGGGCTCAACTCCTAAAGTCTCTTGAACGCTAAAAACCGCATCGCGCAAAGCATTAATTGCTTCTTGACCCGTCTCTGTAATATTATCATCTACACGGGGAAGTGTAGTATCATCATCTAACTCAAAAGGATAAACGCTCATTTATTTCCTAGACTTATTTAAAATATTTAGCATCTATATATCTAAATATTAGGTTCTTACAGAATTAGATTTAATGATTTAACTTAATAATTATTCTTTTTCTTTATCTTTATTCTTTTTGCCATATTTTTCTGAAAGGCTAACCATATATCCTGAAAATATTTGTTTAGCAATTCTATAAACATATTCGCTAAAGAATCCAGTGAATATACCCCAAGCAATTCTATTAGGCGTAGAAGTAGTAAAGATTTCAGGATAAGGATAAGAAGTAACTAGCCAAGCAAATAACATACCTGTGCCAGGAGCAGCGGAAGGAGAAACAATGTCTTTCCAAATTTTATTTAAAGTAGTCCCATCTTTAAGAACAGAAGGAATGAATTTAGAAAAAAATAATTTTAAAATTCTTCTTTGAATTTCTACCAAGAAGTAAATAACAACACAAAGAACTAAAAATGCAGGTCCAAACAAACTAGTGAGAGAAGAAATAAATTCATCCATAAAAATCCTTTTAAAAAATATATTTGACATTCATAGCATTTGCAAGAATAGCAAATGTTCCAGAAGAACCATATTCAATTTCAATATCTAGCCATATACTATTACAATCCGATGATACAAGCCGACCATTAGGTATGCTAATGGACAATTGAGTTGCAGACGTACTTATGGGGTCCAATGTAGATTGAGTCAAAATACTATTTGAATTAAAAGATAAAGTTGCTGTTTTGATTGTAGGCGAAGAAGAAGTAATAGTAAGAGTAGTGTCAATCAATAAAATTCTAGCTCCAAGCGGAACAATTCCATTTAATGGTATTGACCATTGATATTTAATTTTATCAGTAGTCTCTGAATGAACAAAATATACCGCACTAGCATTTTCTTCATAAAATCTAATGCTGCATTTATGCTCTTCTCCTGGAGCTAAGACGACAGGCGCAGGAGGATATGTAAAATTACCAACAGTAAGAAGATAGCTAGTGTCCCAGCTTTGAGTGGTAAATGGTATTTCTCTAGTGTTTTGAAATCCTAACTGTCCATAAGTCGTAGGAATTGTTAGCTGAACAGTTTGATTCTTATTTCTGGTAAATACCCACTTATTATCAGCAGAAGTATTATCAGATAATAAAGCAGTGTTAGTTCCAGTATAGTATGGACTTGTAAATGAATTATCAACAATCATTCCTCTATAATCAACAGAAGAATCAATTAAAATATATCCGCCTAATAAACTTCTTAAAGTAGAAGTTTCATCTCTTCTATCGAAAATGTTTCCAGAAACTATACTATCGCCTTGATTATATTTACTACCCTCTATGACTAAGCAGCCTTTAAATCCTAAAGTTGCAGATGATGATTGATTGTTAAAATTTAAATAATTATCTTTTACGGTAACATAAGAAGAATTTAAATGCAAAACAGAACAATATCTACTAGCAGATGCCAAATCAAAAGTTCCAGCCTCTAAATAAATATAATTATTACAAGCGTTAACATAATTAAATTTATTTACATCTCCAGAATTATTCTTTCTAGTATTAACATATATTCCAGAAAAATGAGTTAATGAATGATCTGCTGGTTCTATTACTTCTGCTATGATTTTATTATTTAAAACATTTACTACGCAAGCGCTAGCATAAATTTGAACAACTGCACCTGTAGAATAAATTGATGAATTAGTAAATTGAAAGTGCTCAACTTGATATCCATCTTTTCCAGGATAAGGTTGTTGTTCAATAATATTATTATTAAAATTAACAACATTTGGAAGCTCAAATCCAGAAGTATTTCCTTCAATTTCAACATCTACAACAGTAAAAGGACTATAAAAAGAAGAGCTAGAGTTTCTTAAAAATTTATTATTATTTATTTCATAAAAAGTATTCTGATTAGCAACTGTGGTTCCAAATATTTTTAAAGGAAATAATCCATATGCAAACCAATTATTATTAATATTAAGACTTGTTCTCCCAGAATTATTTTCTATACACAATCCTGGAACTGGATATTTAATAGAATTTGTATAAAATAAATCAGGAAATTCAAAATAACAATTATCTACTGAAACATAATCTGCTAAAATATAAATAAATTTTTCTATATTTAAAGACAAATTAAATTCATCATAATTTTGATCATACCAAGAAATTGTAGAATTAGAAAAATGCACCAGTCCATACCCAGGACTTATATCCATATAATATGGATTACCAACAGATGGTAAATTGTCAACTTGATCCAGTCTGAAAAAGCCACAATTATTAACTGTAAATTTTCTTTGCGAAAAAGAAAAAGAAAAATAATCATTTTTAAAAGGACCGGATGTAATCTCCCTGTGATTAATTGCATATCCTGCTCCCATAAATCTTGAATCAGATAAAACAATATTATCTAATGGAGGGGCATAAAATGACCAATTAGCAGGAAATGTTGAATCTTGATAAAATGTACACTTAGAAATATATGCGCCGTTAAATGGATAAAACCCTTCTTGACCATCCGAAATAAAACTTGAATTCGCAGGATCAATAAATAAATTTGTATTTATAAAAATACAATTATCTACTGTGATATTTTCAGCAGATCCGTCCGAAGTAGATGGTCCTCCAGGAGTTAAATGAACTGAACAAAAATTATCAGTAGATTTAAAATAAATATTTTTTAAAGAATTTCCTAAAACAACATATCTGTTATTAAAATAATCTAATGTACCAGTTCCCAAATTTAAATTAATTATAGGATAATATCTTCCCAGTTGATTTCCTTCTAATTTAAAACTGTAAAAACCTCCACTATTAACGGTAACGTTATACAATCCAGGATTTAAAATAATTGTTGGAAGCGTAGATTCATCTGAATTATAGCAAGAAAATACAAAGTCTAATGCCGCAGATCCTACTACATCTCCCTCGTCCATCCCAAGAACAATGCTCCACAGAGTATTTCCAAGTCGATGACTGCCCCAAGAATTGCTAGAAGTTATTATTCGGACAGAAGAACCGTAGTTATAATCGTAAAGCTTTGACCCTCCCAGAGCAGTTGATACAACAGAATAACCTGAATTTCCAGAAATTTTTATTGAACAATTGGTACTAGAAGATACAGAAGTAGATAAAACATTCAATATGGTGCCCGCATCAGAACCGGCTCCTTGAATATAATTATTTTCTATTTCAATATTTGCTAAAGTACTTTTAATTAATTCTTTATTTGAAGAACCAACTTCCTCTCCATAAAATCTAATCTTGCAATTTTTTACAGACAAAAAGTCAGTATCGCCAATCGCTGGAGAAAAATCTCCAAGTCTGACAACTGAATCAATATAACAATTATTAAAAGCTACTGAAGTAGCCCTAGTGAATCCAGTAGCTTGACAAGAAATAATTTGATTTGTTTTAATTCTATTTAAAACAGGTCCATTATTTAACCTGCCAATAAATGTTACTTTATTAAATTCTACATTTGCACCACGCTCCAAATAAACCATGGACTTAGTAGAACCGCTTAAAGTAGCATTTCCGCTATTAACTGAACCATCAGAATTATCTGTGATAATTAAATTTTCAAATCTTGTTTGAAAAGTGCCGGAAGGCTTTAAAACTGTTTGATTTCCAAATCCTGAATCTCCGCCTATAGAAAAATTAGAAGAGGAAGTTAAAATATTAAAAATATAATTATCTGTTGATAAATGGCTTACTATATAAGTTCCAGCCATATCTCCAATTAAAGATATTCCATTTGGAATATCAATAGTTTCTGTAACTTCATATGTTCCGGGTAACAATAAAATTGTTCCACCACCTGTCAATCTTGAATCTAAGATTGCTGCATAAATAGCATCTTTTAAAGTCGGAGTAGCAGGATCATCTGCGTTGTAAACGCCTGGAACATTATTTAATTTTCCAATTGAAATAAAACCAGTTCCTGCATTTTCAATAATTGATTTTACTTGCTCTAATGCAGATTGAACGGTTGAGCCATACACTAAAGGCTCCATGTCTATATCGGAAGCTTTATGACGCCAATCAGTCGCTCCAGTGTGAGCAATAAAATCCTGATAATGCGTTACAGGTCGACCACCTTCTCTTACTCTGCTTGATCCTACGAATTTTGTCATGCCTTTATGCCGAACTTTTACCTTGTTCTTAATTTAATTAATCTATTTTAGTATTTAAAATTTAAAACCATGTCTCTTGAGAGAGACTAGATAAAACTATTATCTTCTTAAAATAATATTAGCTATATTGTTATCTTGTTAATTGAGTCTCACTTTAAAATTGTTTACCCCTGAGAATCTGCTTCACTATGAACTACATACTTTATTATACGCGCGTATGCGCGCTACGCACGCGATTATAATTATATATAGATCTTATTATAGATCTAGATCTTAATATTATAATAAATCTAAATATTAATATTAACAAATCTTACGAAGTAAGATTTAAGCATTTTTTCACAAAATCACAGTGTGAGTATGACCATCAGCTGCAGGTTGAACAATTCCATTGACAACTTGATGCGTATGATTTTGTGTTATGTTTGCTCCGCCTAAACTAGTCAGTTGATTAATTTGATTAATATTAACAATTTTCTCACTCACAACTACAGTATGAGAGTGAGGTAAAAATATTCCACCCATGTTAATGCTGGTAGTTAAATTACTAGGCATCATAGAGCTATCAGAAAAAACTTTAATTTTATAAGCAGAATCAGTTTTGCGGATTCTTTGTAATTTAAATTTTTGAGCGCCATAAGATTCGTAAAAAATAACATTTCTAGTAACGCTCATTATTTCATATCTAGCTTCTTCTAACTCCTTTTCATAAGGATCGTAAAGAATAATAATATCACGATCTTTAATAACGGGATAAACCAAAGTCCATCCACTAGGAGCGAAAGTATTTTCTAATCCTGCTTCTTGTTGAGCAATATCTTCATCTGTAGTATCAATTCTAACTAAGATTCTTCCATCGCTTCTTCTTGGATTAAAAAATTGTTCATATCCTACTGTGAATCCAGTTCCAAAACAAGAAGGGCATCGATCATCAGGCTGTTCGACTTCTGCCAAAAAGCATTTGCAGCGAATTCCAGTATGATATCTTCTAAGTAAAACAACAGCTTTTCCAGTTTGTTCTAATAGTAATTCTTGTCTTCTGTTATTTTCATCTGTTATAGATGGTCCTCTAATCTGCCTTCCGACTCCATCATATCCATCTGCACAGTAAATTTCTCCACCAAAATAACTTCCAACACACTTACCAGTTAAATAATCTTTAATACTTGTTCTTCTCCATCCAACTAAATCATATCTTGGGAAGTCAGATTCATTATTGTCTACGTTTTTTAAATTAGAATATACAATATCTTGGCTGTATTTGTAGCCATCTGTATTTGTATAAGCGTAATTAGGATATGCAAAATTAATTACTTCTTGATAATATGATAAATTCTTATCTTCAAATCCTTTCCAAAATTTTATGAAAGGATCCCATTGATCATATCCATCATAGCCGTCTACAGTGTGTGACTTGGCTGTAGTTTTTAAAATTCCTCTAGTTACTCCAGTTAAAGCACTATTAGGAATATCTTTATTGGTGTAGCTCATTAATTCTACACCAATTTGAATTACTCCAAAATTTGGAAATAATTCAATGTCATTAATATAAACTGTAGTATCTGAATCTGAAATATCAGACAATAAAGAAGACTCAGGATATATTTTAGCTACTCCCTCGTCTGGTAATCCATCTAAAGAAACTAATGTTGGATCGAATACAGTTGCTCTTACAGCAAAATAATAACTATCTCCTGGGGTGAAATCTAATAAATCAATAGTATTTTTGTCTAATACTAAATATTTTGGACCTTCAGAAAAAACATCTTCTTTAATTGTTGAATAATATATATTATATCCAATTTTAAAATTATAAGGAGAAGGATAGGCTCTTTCCCACTCCAATGTTACGCCTTGTCCATCAGGAGTGCAAAAAGCTTTTTTTATCCCCACTACACTGTGTGGTAAATATTTTGGAATAGGAGGATCGCAAGACATATCATAAATATGCCTAATTAATAATATATATCAATTAAACATATTTATCTTTTATTTTTTTCGCTAAGTTCGTTTAAGACTCTTAGCATCTCGGCTACGCCTTTTCTATTAGTTTCTACTTGATCTATTTTTTCTTGTCTTTCTTTTTTTATTTTATTAAATAATTCTGGATTGTCTAATAATTCTTGCTCTTTATCTTCTTTCATTAATTGTAAAATTCTTTTTTTATATTCTGGATCTTCTTCCATTCTACGTAGCATATTTAATGTAATTTTACTTGCGTCATGCAATCTTATTGTGTCATCTTTTTGTTTTTCAGGAAGTTGAGAAGTTAAAAATTCTGTTAATTTATCTTTTCTTTTCTTCATAGAAGCAGTGGAAAGTAATGCGTCTTTTTTATCTTTTATTTCTTTTTTAGAGACATCATGGTGTTCTAAGACTTTATCAATGTATTCTTCTGCAACTTCCTCTCCTTCGGTTTCAGATAAAAATTTAGTTTGATTTTGAAATCCTTCTTGCTCATAAGGATTATCTAAATAATTTGAATCATTTGATCCTTGAGTTGGACCATCAGAGAAACATTGCTGCAATACATGAGTTAATTCATGAACCATATAATGGTCTATTTCTTCTGGTTTTTTTAATAAATCTTTATTAAAATAAATAATTCCGTGTTGAGTGCGAGCCGAAACTTCTAAATCAGAAAAGCACATGGGGACTAAATCAATAATATCTAAAGATAAACCTTCATCTTTAAACATTTTTTTAATAGTATCTGTTGATTTAATTTTTTGTTTAATTTCATTTAAAAGTTTTAAATTTTTTTCTGTATTCATATTATTTCTTTAATTGTCTTTTATTTAATTATATCAGTAGATTTGACGGGCGCGGAGCCAGCGGAGACGAGCAAATTGTGGGGCACGGACAACGCTTCCTGTCAAAGTGCCAGCACCCAACGGCGCAGGTTTCATATTTCCTTTTATAATCTTGGTTCTTTCTAAATGATTTGTTAATTCTGTACTCCATTGAGTATTTAATAATTCGCTGACCGTTGGAGGTGTTAAACTTACTCCGTTATCAGTTAAATTATATTCTCTACCTCTTTCAATAAGAGCCTGGCTAGACAAAGCTAATAGAGTTGCTCCCTGAACCAAAATGTCATAAAATAAAGTAATAATTTCTGTATGATGAAATTCAAATGCTGTAAAATGAGGTATCTCATTGAACATGCTTAAAGATTGTGCTAAAAATGTTACTAGCTGATCTGTGCTGTAAATATCACAGTCTACATAAATTGGATTATTAAATTGGTCTACACCCGCTGATTTACCACTAGATTTTAATCTAGCTTTCAGTCCTTTTAATAATTTATTAATATTTAATATTGCAGTTTGAGAATAATTAAATGGTACATCATCTCCCAATGCCCAATAGCCATCGCTGTTGGTTAAAGGAGTTTGAGTATAAAATACTGTAAAATTAAATTCTTTTACAATAATTTGACCTGATGGAATTTGACCTCTCCAAAGATCTACCCAGACTCCTTGGCTTGTTTGTAATTGGGTAGTATAATCAAAACCATATAAACCAGTATCTACACGGTAAACGCCTACGCTAGTAGGTCCGGTTACTACATTTCCACTTGGTTGAATGATAGTAACTTGAGGCACTGCAACTAAATCTACAGGATTTCCTGCAAGATCATAAAATTGAACACGTAAACTTACCCCTTCAGTAGGATGAATGATTTGAGAGCGGGGTTTTAAAGTAGCCATGCTAATATGCAAAATTATTATTAATAATAGCTAAATCTTATTTTTTTCTTTCGTGAGGGTTCCAGAGCATTTGCTCTTCTTCAATTAACTGTTTAATAAATTCATCATCTGTTAAATTAACGTCTTCTCCGAATACCTCATTATAAATAGAGGTATTTTTAGAAAAATTTCCAATAGGATTATCTGTTAACCCTGCCAATTTAGAAACTGAAATGTCTGGAGCTTTAAAAGGTAAAGGAGCGTTTTCTACTTTAACTAATTTGTCTCTTTTTCTGTATAAAGAACCAGAACTATAAGATGCCTGTATTTGATCTAAAGTAATTCCAATTTTATTTTTTAGCAGATCTATAGTTTTACCTGGAGGTATACTGATTTTTAAATCACCTATAGAAACTGATAATCGAGAACGATTATGAATTAAAAATTTCATTTCACAGTGACTTCAATTGCCTTTGGATTTCCACTATGATTTTTGCCAACTTTAAATGATACTGTCTGATCTTTTGTTAAGGTTTTAAATCCTTCACAAACAATATCAGAAAAATGAACAAACATGTCTTTTTGCTTTACTCCATCATCTGACCATTCAATGAAGCCATAGCCGTTTTTAGGGTTGAACCAAATAACTTTACCTGTAAATTGTTTTTCCATATTCATATTCCTAATGAAATGCATGATTATGGATATATTAATTGTTTAATTATGAAATAATATATTTATTTGGATTGAAATTTTTATCTGGTGGCAAAATAATTTGACCATTAACAATTAATGCCCCCTTCATTCCCATTAAAGTATGAAGTTCTTTTACTCCCGACAATCCAATTTGATATCTTTCATTCGGATCAACTGATTGTTTTAATAAAACATCATACTTATTAAATATTGCTTGTACTTCTTGAACACATCCTAATAATTTTGCCATGTGTAAAACTGTTTTTCTCATTTCTTTTTCACTTTTACCAGTCATATTACTTCCTTAATCTAATGCCTTTTGGCTTTGGTTGATAGTATGGTTGAGTTATTCCAGGAATGTTGCACTTACCATCTATTTCATAAACTAAAATTCTTCCATTATTGTGCGTTGATGGATATGGTCCTATAATTTTTAATTTTCCAGCATGAACCAAATTGTGATGAACAGCGCAAATTACACATAAATTCCAAACACTATTATCTGTCTGTAATTCATGTTGCTCTATTATATGATGATAGTGCAATGCCGCCGAATCAGTGACATTACACTCAGATATTTCACATTTTATTTTTGGTAATCCTTTAACATGTTTCAAGTTTTCCTTAAAACATTAATAATTTTTTTAGCTTCTTTTTTACCATATTCTCCCCATTGTGAAATTCTAATGAAATCATGAGGAGAAGATATTTTATATTCTAGTGGATAAACAAAATTCTTTAAAGATTTACTAACGCCCGTAGCATGAGATCCACAAGCAGATCCTAACCCACAATAAATATTACTTTCGTTTAATTTTAACAAATCATTGATTGCATCTTTTTTATGTACAAAAGTGGTGTTGGGCGAGCGGCAAGTATCTTCGGCTACTACATAATAACCTAAAGACTTTAATTCAGGCTCAATAGTAGATTGAAATTCTTGACAGCGTTGAAAACGTTCTTTAAATGAAGCTAATGCTTTCTCTAAAGCGAAGGCAGAAGCCGCAACCATACAAGCGTCTGGAGTACCCGTTCGATCAGTGTAATAGCGTGAGCCAGTCCCAAAAGGAGTCCACCAGCTAGAATCTTTAAGATATA